ACAAAATTGGCCAAGGCCATTGGAGAAATTCGTAACGCCGGTATTAAAATGTCTCTTGTAGATATTAATGAATCTGGATTTGGTTTTTTACCAGATGCAACAAATAACCAAATTTTGTTTGGTATGAAGGGTATTGCAAACGTGAATAATGATTTGATTAAAGATATTATAGCCAATCGTCCATATGTATCTATGCTAGACTTTATGAATAGAGTTAGCATAAATAAACAAGCTATGATTGCTTTAATTAAAGGTGGAGCATTTGATCAGTTTAACTCTCGCCAGAGAAATATGGTTGAATATATTTGGTTAACTTGCGATAAAAAGAAGCGTTTAACTCTTCAAAACCTTCCCGGTTTAATCCGCAACAACCTCCTTCCGCAAGATACAGAGCAACACATTATGGCACGACGAGTTTATGAGTTTAATCGTTATTTAAAAGCAGAATGTAAACATCCATCTGCCGCAGGATATTATATGGTTGATTCACGAGCTATTGATTTTCTTAGCGAAATTGATTGCGAGTCCATGATAATTGATAATAGATGTATAGCTGTAAAAGCATGGGATAAAGTATATCAAGGTTGGATGGATGTATTTCGTAATTGGATTAAATCAGATACTGAAGGTATTCTCAATAGATTAAATACTGCTATCTTCATGCAAGATTGGAATAAATATGCGACAGGCACTATCTCCGCATGGGAAATGGAAGCACTATGTTTCTATTATCATGACCATGAATTAAAGGATGTTAACAAGAGCAAGTATGGATTAGTAGACTTTTATAGTCTACCAGAACAACCTATTGTTGAAAAAACTTTCCGCAATATTCCAATCTATAAATTAAATATAATCTGCGGGACGTGTATTGCGAAGAATAAAACAAAGTCAACTGTTTATCTTTTAACTACTACTGGAGTAGTTGCAGTAAAGTTTAAGCAAGAACATTTTGCTTTGTTTGATAAGCAAACTTTCCGTAAAAATCCTGATGGGACTAAAACTGTAATTGAGCGTAGTTGGTTTAATCGAGGTAATATGATTCTTGTACAGGGGATTAGACGAGGTAATGAGTTTGTTACTAAGAAGTATGCCTCAAGCACATTACATCAGTTATATCATATTGACGAGATTAAAGAGAATGGTGATCTTGTTTTAAGAAGCGAAAGATATGAAGGAGAACAAGAGGATGAAGTATAAGATAATTGCTCTATGCGGAAAAGCTGGAAGCGGTAAAGACACGATATTACGACATATCGTGTCTTCCGCGCCCGAGAAGTATAATGAAATTATCTCTTGTACCACCAGACCTAAACGAGAAGGTGAAGTAGAGGGAGTTAATTATTTTTATTTAACTGATACCGAATTCCAGAATTTGGAAACTACAGGTCAAATGTTAGAAACAACAGAGTTTAATGGTTGGCACTATGGAACCGGAATTATGTCATTATCTAATGATAAAATAAATGTTGGTGTATTTAATCCTGCTGGCTTGCGGACGCTACGCCTTAACGATGCTATTGACCTAGATATTTTTTACATCACTGCTCCAGATAAAACACGCCTAATTCGTTAGCTTGATAGAGAAACCAATCCTAATTGTCAAGAGATTTGCAGACGCTACTTCACTGATAGAGATGACTTCTGCAACCTTGAATCAGAGTTTCCTGATATAACAATACTTAATAATGATGTTGGTTTGATAAACTTGGGTAACTGTATTCATACTATTATTAATAGAGTTAATGGCGATAATGGACAAGAACAATTAAGCCTATTTGAGTAATTTTCATATATATTGATACAAGATTTTATCTTTCATAACAAGATATATTAATTTGGGAGGTTGTAGTGTGATTCAGATTGAAAAAAGAAGTGGCATGATAGTACCATTCGATAAACAAAGAATCATTAGCGCTATCAATAAAGCCTTTATAGAAGTAGATGGCGAGTTATATGAAGATGATACGGCAAGAGATATTGCTGATGAAATCTTTAGGTATGCTGAGTATTGCGCAAATATTATTTCAGTTGAAGAAGTTCAAAATCAAGTAGAAGAATATCTCATGCGTTCGGAGCGCAAAGATGTGGCTCGGGCATATATTCGCTATAGATACAAGCGTGAAATAATGCGCGAAACCAGTAAAACTTATGAAGAGGTTCTCAAACTTGTAGAACTGAATAATCAAGAACTTAAAGATGAGAACTCTAACAAGAACGCAGTAGTAGCCTCTACTCAGCGCGACTACATGGCTGGAGAAGTTAGTAAGGATTTAACTAATCGTTACCTCCTTCCTGAAGCGGTCATTCAAGCACATATTGCTGGAGAAATTCATTTCCATGACGCAGACTATTTTGCTCAACATATTCATAACTGTTGTTTAGTAAATCTTGAAGATATGCTTCAAAATGGAACGGTAATTAATAAGACTTTAATTGAGAAGCCACATAGCTTCTCTACTGCCTGTACTATTGCTACTCAAATCATGGCTGTGGTCGCCAGTGGTCAATATGGTGGTCAAAGTATTAGTTTGAGTCATTTAGCGCCTTTTGTTGATATTAGTCGTGAAAAAATTAAAGAACAGGTTCTCAATGAGTATATTGAATTTACCGGCCATGAACCTCGTAATGAAGCAGATTATGATGAATATATGTATATTGTAGAAAGTCGCCTAAAGAATGAGATTAAAGATGGTGTACAAACTATGCAATATCAAATTAATACTCTGAATACTAGTAATGGTCAAACTCCCTTCGTTACAGTATTTATGTATCTGGGCGAAACAGAAGGGCAAACTCAAAAAGATTTAGCTCTTATCATAGAAGAAGTATTAAAACAGCGTATTGAAGGAGTAAAGAATGAGAAAGGAGTATGGATTACACCTGCTTTTCCAAAACTAATCTACACTCTTGAAGAATGCAATATGGAACCTGATAGCGAATATTTCTATCTAACAGAGTTAGCTGCTAAATGCACCGCTAAACGTCTTGTTCCTGATTATATTAGTGCTAAAGTTATGAAGGAACTCAAGGGAGATATTTACACCTGTATGGGATGCAGAAGCTTCTTAACCCCTGATCGCTTTACTGCTAATGGTGTGGGCAATATTGCTAAAGCTGGAAATTATGTTGAAGGTGAGCATAAATATTATGGTCGATTTAACCAAGGGGTTGTAACTATTAATCTTGTAGACGTAGCTTGTTCTGTATCTTCAGAAGAAGAGTTCTGGAAACTTCTTGAAGAACGTTTAGACCTTTGTCATATCGCTCTTCAATGTCGTCATAAAAGATTAAAAGGAACTGTGTCTGATATATCTCCTATTCACTGGCAGTATGGAGCTCTTGCTCGTTTAGAGAAAGGTGAGACTATTGATAAGCTTTTATATGGAGGCTATAGCACATTAAGTCTTGGATACGCTGGACTTTGGGAATGTGTTTATAAAGTTACTGGTAAGAAGTTAACAGAACCAGAAGGTAAAGAATTTGGCTTACAGGTAATGAAAGCTCTAAATGCCGCTTGTGCCAAATGGAAGGCTGCTGAAGATATTGATTATTCGTTGTATGGCACTCCTATCGAGAGCACCACTTATAAGTTTGCTCAATGTCTACAGAACAAGTTTGGTAAAATTCCCGGAGTAACTGATAAAGGATATATTACCAATAGTTATCATGTGCATGTAACTGAGCCTATTGATGCGTTTAATAAAATCGCTCTTGAAGCGGAGTTTCAAGCTTTATCTCCCGGTGGGGCTATTAGTTATGTTGAAGTTCCTAATATGCAAGATAATATTCCTGCAGTACTTGAAGTAATGAAATTTATTTACGATAATATCATCTACGCAGAGTTGAATACTAAATCTGATTATTGTCAGGAGTGCGGATATGATGGTGAGATTAAAGTCGTAAAAGATGAAGATACTGATCGTCTAGTGTGGGAATGTCCTAACTGCGGCAATCGTAACCAAGATAAAATGAATGTCGCACGCCGCACTTGTGGTTATATCGGCTCTAATTTCTGGAATCAAGGAAGAACGGAAGAAATTGCTGAGAGAGTGTTACATCTATGAAAACATTTTATATCTATAGGCATACTAATCTTATCAACGGTAAAGTATATATTGGACAAACTTGCTAGAAACCCGAATACCGTTGGGGTAAAGATGGCAATGGATATAAAAATTCTCCACATTTTTATTCTGCTATTTAGCAGTATGGATGGAATGCATTTTAGCATGAAATTCTATATAGCGGCTTAACTCAAGAAGAAGCTAATAAAATAGAAACAGAATTAATATTAAAATACGATAGCAACAACCCAAGTAAAGGTTATAATTCTGAAACCGGAGGGAAAAATAAAACTCCAAATGAAGAGACTCGACTAAGATAGTCCATTGCTGCACAAAATCGCCCCATTGTTACAGAAGAAACAAAGAAAAAATTGTCAGCTATTTCTTTAGGACTTAAACGAAGTGATGAAACAAGAGAGAAAATGA